CAGACACGTATTCTTGAAACCCATGATCATCGTCATATTTAAGATGTTCATAAGAGACTGACGACACGTTAAAGCCTTCGTCTTCAATCCACTTAATCACCTGCTCCAACTGCCAATCAGCAGCGGCTCGCATTTGATGCTTCTCTACTTCAAAACATTCCTCAAACATGCCATCGAGGATCCGACCGTCATAACTGAGGATTTGATCCTGATGGTCGCGAGGCAACGGAGGGGTTGAGGATACGATTTGATCACAAAGTTCATCAGTCAGTGGGTGTTGTTTAGTCATGATTTGAGTGAATTGCGTGGTTACACTATAGTGGTCAATTGGAGGTGAGTAACTTTAATTTTCTGAACTTGCGTAGTATTCGTTATCAGTTTTGACATCAGTGAAACATTCCTCTTCATCATCAAAGATGAGATACAAAGTTTCATCATTGTCATCAACATTCCACTCTGAATGAAGAGATAGTATGTTACGCCCAAGATAATATTTTTTACTCGTTTTCTTGGCCTTCTTATACTCTTTGACCATAGTCTTCATTTGACTTTCATACTGGTCAAGAATATCTTCTGCGAGATATTCCGCACGACCATGATTGTATTCAAATGTTGTACCTTCGGCTTCAAAGGTTTCTGTTTGTTTAGGATCAAATTTCATAATATATCTGTTAATTAAGCAGCAGCCTCAGTTTTGGCCTTACCAACATTAGATGGGCCAGACCAAATCATACCGTTCTCTTTCCAATATGCAATAAATGCCCTACGAAGTTCTAGAAGTTCATCATAACGGGCCTGTTGACTAGATGTAAACTTAAAGTTTTGAACTTTGTAAGTTTTCTGAAGTGATTGAAGCTCTTTAAGTACAGTAGATGAATTGTTCATGATTGTCAAGTGTGATGGTTACAGTATAGTGGTCAATTAGAGGTGAGTAACTTTATTAGAAGCAGAATTCTCTGATTTTATTAGAAATAGATGACGCAGAAACGTCATAAGCAACAACATATGCCTCCATTTCTTGTTGAATCTTGAGGTCACTCATTCCCTGTTCTTGTAATGTTGCATACAAATCTTTTAGTTGTTCTATTGTTACATTAGAACTTTTGAAGAACTCAATTAACTCATCTTCAGGAAATAATGTGGACAATATACCATCACCAAGTGAATTGGCAGCACAATCTTGAACTACATGATGTGCCTCATGCCGTAATGTATCAAAATCATTGTCAGTCCAAGGTTCTTGTTTACCATATGTTACCATGTTATCTTGACAGATAACAAGAAGACTAGAATAAGGATAGTAAACACCATCTTTATCACCAACACAGTACAATTCAGGATTGATTGCAACAGTCACACCAACATATTGTAAAGTATTGAATAGTTGCTCATGATCGTCAAATGTATTTTGGGCATGAGCACTACTGGTAGTGAGTGACACTGTAGCAAGAGCGGATACTAATGCAGAAGAAAAAAATTTGTTCATAATAATTTGGTAGAAGAGATGGCAAGAAGGAATGCTAGCATAATAACTACATCCCATGATTTGGTTCTAATAAAGAACGGGACTGAAATAGCGTCAGCAATAAACTGCATGAAGACGCCAACTGTGACATTTACATGTAGAATAACAAAATAGGCAGAGACAACAAGGAAAGACCCAACTATTCTACCTACTGTGTCAATTTTCATAGTTAATCCATCTCCTCTTGTGTAAGATTACGATAGTCTTCTACAATAGTCAATAGTCTGTCTTTGGCGGTTTCTATTGTTGCACGAGAGTAACCAGTGAAGAATGAATAACCCTTAGTAGGGTCAATCATCGCCTCTGTATACTCTTCTAGTGCCCAATCAAGACTCTCAATAACAGATATAAGTTGATTGTCAATGTTCATGGTGATTTGGTACTTAGTTTGAGTTTGAGTGACCTTAGAGACTGCTTACGCCCCTTTAGAATACCCTTACAGATACCCTTGGTCTTCTTATCTTTACCAGAGTTCTTTTTCCAATTAGGTGTGTTCATCACATGCCATTCATATACTCATGAAGTTCAGCATAATACTCTTCTTCGGTTTGGAATGTTCTTCCATGAATCACACATGGAAACGTTTTCTTTTGAAACATTGTAGACGCAACTTGTACGTCTTGTTTGTCATAACCCATTTCGAGTAGGTTTTGAATGTAAGGATTTGAATTGTATGTCATACTATAGGGGTCAATTCGAGGTGAGTAACTCTATTTCCTTCGTTTTCTTAACTTATCTATCAAATTGAGTGCTGATTGACGGTTGCGACATACTTTGACCGGTTGTCCATTGTGTATCACCATCAGTTTAGTTGTTGAATCCGCCACAGGTATTGCGACCAGTTTCTCATCAACAACGATTGGTAATGCTCCTGGTTTAGGATTAAGAATGTGGGAGTTAGTGTAGTTCATTCAATCTCTTCATATATGCTTGATGTGCCTCCTCTATTGTATCATAGGTGCCCAAATACTCCTGTTTACCATAATGTGAGATGCGTGAAGAATAACGACCACTTGGGCAAGTAGATACACCTTTCACACCTAGTTGATTTCTACTGTTTACACATGTATTATAAAGGTTGTGTGTTTGGTCTGCAACCCTCAAGTTCTCTATCTTATTGTTACCTCTATCTCTGTCAATATGGTCTATTTGTTGTTCCTGAAGTAAATTACCATAATGATACTGATACACTAATCTGTGCTTCAAATATAACTTCTTATCCACTGATATTTGATAGTAACCAGTGTGATGTTTGGCGCCTGCAATTGAACCTATAGGTTGGCGCCCTCTACATTTTTTGTAGATTAGTTCTCCATCATTGTAGGCAAACAATTCCTGTAACCTACCCTGTGAAGGGAGTTCGTAATTTCTCATGTGTCTTGGCGAGACTATTATTATTTAGATATTATACCATGTAAGTGGGACTTACGTCAAGTTATCCGCCAAGACACATCTTGACCGCCCACATATTATTTAGCGACGGGTTACGCTATCATACATATCACCCTTCTCAAATACTATATCAATTGCACGTTGTAGTGCTCTCTCGGTGGATACTCCGATATTATTGTAGACAGGTACGCAGAGCATACCGTATGTCTTCGATTTACTGCCCACACGAATTACGCGGCCCACAGTCTGTAACATCTCTATGGTGTCCATATTACGAAGGAAGATAACTCCTTCCAGTTCGCTGATAGAAATACCTTCTGAAAGTATGGACCTGTGAAGAACAACGAACTTCTTATCTACATCTTTACCCCATGCATTTAGAATGTTGAAGAACTCCTCACGCTTTACCTTCTTACCATCAACAACTGCACCAGTCTTACTGGTAATATAGAGGTAAGAATAACCACGTTCTTTGAGTTGTTCTGTAAAGTCTGTCAGAAAGATATTTTGTAACTGTCGTGTAGTTTTGACACACACTAAAATCTTCTTAATATCTAGTTCGTCAATAGATGCAAGAACATTGTTGCTCTCAAGATACGGAGTAAGTGACTTTTTATCCACTTTGTCCATTTCGATAACTTTTACCTTTGGTGGTAAAATATATCCTCCGTCAACCAGAGTTGGTGCAGATACGCGTGCAATTACTTGACCATAAGTCTCAACCTCATTCATACCATGTTTCTTACCGGTTACAGATGTTTTCCTCGTTGCGGTAAAGAAATAAGCGCGATCAGCCCTCTTACTGAAATACTCAGTGGGTCCAAAGAAGTTATTCTGACAGGAGTTATGTGCCTCGTCAAAGTAAATGGTATCTACTGCAATATCAGACTCCTGAACACGATGGAGAGAGTGATATGTAGTGAATATAATAACATGTTCACGGACTGTTTGACACATATCAACAAACAGTTTGATACGATCAGACTTGGTAGTGCTGAAGTGTTTTGTATCACCGGAATGGACATGCAAAACATTGGCATTGGTGATGTGCTCCATATACTCACTGCACAATTGATTGGCCAGGAGTAGTCTAGGAGCCACAACTACAATGGTGCGAGGAGTATTTACCTCGAACCGTTTCATTGCATCAGTGATTGCAATAAGTGTCTTGCCACCACCAGTTGGAACAATGATTTGACCAATACTATTAACATGCATTGCATCACGGGCTTCGTTTTGATGTGGGCGAAGAGTGATCATAGAATTGTGGTGTTATACTATAGGGGTCAATTGGAGGTGAGTAACTTTATCATCTTAACAATACTTTTGGAAAGTATGGAGTAAGGTCGGAATCAATTACATTATGTTTACAGTCAACAAATTTCTTTCGTGATACATTTTTGACATAGATTAACTTACAAATGTTAATCTCTTTGTAATCTTGTGGAGTTCTCTTACGAATTAGAGCAAAGGCTTCATTTTCACTACGAGTAGATACAACTACTTTAGACAATCTATCAATATCTGTCAAGAAATTGTTGATTAGATCGTAAGATTTATCCTCAATAAACTTATCATAATGATATGCAAAAATAAACTTTGATCCACTACGAACACCACCAAAGTGTTCTTTGGTAAGACTATTTCCGCCTTTGACTTTCATGTCAATAACTTTAGATAGAGTCTTATCTGGGTATTCACTCCATCTCAGAAATGCATCGGGAGTAAGAAGTGCACCAGTTTCATCAATTTTAAGTGAAGAACTCCAACAAATACCACCAGAAAGATCTTCAATACACTTGAACATGGTGTCCCGAGTGTAAATATCCAACTGAGATTGATCAAGAGACATGATCAACTTAAGTTGATTTTTAAGATGATTTTGAGCAGTAGTCATGTGGTGGTGGTGATTATATTATGGAGGTCAATTGGAGGTGAGTAACTTTATTATCGTTGACGAACCGAGTTAATTACAACTCTCTCTGCAGGATACTGTGATTCTACAATATCCCGTATCAAAGATCTGTCCGCACTATCAGTTTGTATCTCAAAGTTATGCCTACGACCATTACGATCAGTCCAGGCACCTTTTACATTAAATTGTGTCATATATGAGAGTTAATTGGAGATGCGTAATTTTATCAAATAAGTCTGATAGCCTCAGTTTCACCATCAATTTGAGGACCCGCCCATAATTCTAAGGGAAGATTGTCTAAATCACAATTTGGAAGTGAAATATTCCCAATAAAAGGAGATTTCTTAAATTCTGATTTAATATGATTATAAAAATAATTTCTTGGAGAATTATGACATTTAGTCACTATTGATACCAGTTTGTTTCTATCAAGTTTAATTTGATCCTCATGTGTCGAACTTGACCAAATAATACGTTTTTCAATGATATTTGCCTCTGCTGCATCTAAGGCACTATAAAATATCCTTCTTGCATAATCTTCAAAATTACTCTTTTCCTCAACACAAGTAGATCTAAGTTTGTATCCTTCGGCTGAAGTATTATTTTCACCAAATTCAGGATTCTCCTTCATCCATTCATGTCTTTCTTCTACTGTTGTGTTAAAAACTTTAGTAGACGTTTTACCTTTTGTGACGTTAAGTACTCTATTAATGATTTCAGTTTTTGTCCCAATGTAATTATATCTTTCATTAATATTACACCATTCAAGAATTTGGGTAGCTTTTTTAATATCTCTATCCAAATTATCTTGTAATATAACTTTATTTGTAGCATATACAAAATCATCTTTATGGGTATTGCATGTTCCATCAACGTTTGCCTTCATGCCATTGATGGTGTCTTGATTTTCTAAGGACATGTCATCAAAATCCTTGTCACCTGAGGGAACTCTAGTGTAAATTGCCGCGGGCATCCGGTGATATTGACTTTGAAGAAATGCATCAAGTGTGTGTCTACCATCCAATAATTGAAGTTTTCCATTTTTTTCAATAAAAGAAGGTGGAAAACTTCCAACAATCCATCCTCGTTTTAATGACGCAGAAAGTTGATCGCAATTTCCACTCTTTTTCTCTACTTTTCTGGGATGATTTGTAGTTTTTACAACCTGTGAACTTGATGGTACAATAAACTCGAATCTGCAAAATTTTAATCCCAAATAATTTGGGGCTCTATCATTATTGAGTTTTAAGTCTTCAATTGCTGTGTTGTGTGTGATGGGTACTTTTTTCATTTCAATTTAATAAACAATTATTGAGGCATCTAGGATGCTCAATATAAAAACATCATATCAGAAAAAAATTCACATGTCAAGTACCAAAACCATGATTGAAATTAGCATAGGCAAAAGTTGTCCTATTTACCAATTTAACTGAACCATAAGTGTCGGAGTGAAAGACATAACCTTCACCATCAGTCTCTTTTCCATTAGGAAGATATGCAGTTGGTGCATCGTTGACAATCAAACTATCCATCAAATCATACTTGATGTCAATCACTAACTGATACAGGTTTGCAAGGAAAGGACAACCTAGAATGTCAGTAAGTGATGCATCATCAACAAACTGACCAGACTTGATAAGTGCATTGATAGCCACTTTAGCCTGACTTGCTTCTTTATCGGTCAGGAACTTAACCTTGTCGGTGTTAATCTTAGGTGCATCATAACCACCAAAGATACGATCAACAGAAGGTTGTACCCACTTGATGATAACACTGTCATCAAACGATTCTTTGATTGGTTCACAGATAGGTTCGTGAAATGCAGTGGTAACATACACTTGAGTATGTGGTGCGATTACCAGTTTCTGAGTGATAGCCTCAGGGAATGCATAGGTAAGAGTATTTTGTGTCAATACATCAGTTCTACCGAAACCAAGCCAATCAGCCCAGTAGATATTATCAGTTCTTGGTAGATACTTAAGGCAATATGACAGAATCTCGAACACTTCCATTTGATGACCAAAGTGCTCAAATATATCATCAGTAGTATAACATTTACGATCTTTCTTCTTATTGAATGCGGCTTTTGTCGAGCAAAAGAACTTACCATTGAGTGGGTTTGTGCCCCAAACCAAACTCATACCGTCCATTTTCATAGAGATATGACCCACATCATAAAGTAGGTCAAATACTGATAAATCACCGGTCAGAATGCAGTCTTCTGGATGTTCGATGTGAGTGAGTGACATATTTTCTTGTGGTTACACTATAGTGGTCAATTGGGGGTGAGTAACTTTAACACGGAGGGATTTGTCCTTGTAATCTATACCTAACCCCTTCTGATGGTTAGATAAACCACCAGGGGTCGATATGTGACCAGTGACTAAACATTTCCACCGTTGAGATGTTGTAGTCTTGGCACCTCTCTTTGACCTCTCTGATTGTTGTTCAGGGGTCATTGCCCAAATACCAATATTGTTCTCAATTTGGGTCTTGACACCTTTGGCACCAGCTATTCTTGCATTGGGTGTCCTATCATACTCAGGATTGAAGATACCTAAATTGTTATCTTTCGTAGTGCGCCCACCTTTCTTACCAGCCTCAATTTGGCTCTCTTTGGTAAAGTATGGGTTTGTGCTAAGTTGTAACTCTCTCTCACTATCTGACCAAGGTATACCATACCGTGGTGCACCAGGCCCAGTTAGTGGGCAATCGAGTTGTGTATACTTTGTCAGTGTAATTACTGACGGTCCATCACAGTCAAATATGTGATTAAGACCTTCACAGTTAAAGTCCATTCTTCAATTTGCAGGGGTATTATTATTTATTATATCGTAGATTGGGTCTTATGTCAAATACACCCCTGCACATGACTGCCCAATAATTACGGAAGAATTACCCATATTTTACTACCTGTAACACCATTTGTCAATACAGTATTTCTTTCAACATACTCTTTGGCCTTTGATAATGAGATTGACTGATCATTTTTGATGTAAGTTCTAGCCTCTGTGAGTGTGTTGAACAACCGCATCATTTTTTGTGTCATTTCATCCTCTTATTGACTCTACCAAGGATCTTTTGTCTACCTTTAGCATCAGGATTGACACCTGTTTCTTTCTTATATTTGGCGGTCTCTTGATCTTTGAAGATACCTTTCAAGTATCTTTCACCTTCTCCTCTAATCTTATCTCTTTGATCTCTGGTATAACCAGAAGCTTTGGCTGGTTTGTAATCAGGAGATACAGACTTGGCTTTCTTTGTTGACAGGAGTTTGTCTGCAGCCTTTGTCGTATCTTTGGAAGATGCTTTAGTTGTCTTTACCTCACCACCACTCTTTTTGGCCTGTGCTCTTGCTTGTGCTGCAGCTCTTCTATCTGCCTTTACTTTGTCAGCATATGACTGTTTGACTTGTTTGTCATCTCTGGCCTTTTCAGGTTGTTGAGTAGTATTTGAAGTTTTATTATTACCACTTCTGTTTGGTTTCTCACCTTGTGGTTTATAATCTACTGGTGCAGTCTTACCACCACCAAGTGCCTTAACTCTTTGTTTTACACCGGGTTTTCTACGATCTGCGGCACTTCGTTTTGCACGAGGACCAGTAATTGTCAGTCCAGTACCAAGTTCTTCAGTTGCAAGAGCTCTCTTAAGTTCTTGTTTTTGGGTTTTTATGTCGTCTCTTATATCTCTAAGTTCTTGTTTTTCTGCCTCTTTTTCTGCCGCCTTTTCTGCTGCAATTTTTTCTCTTTTTTTCTCTTCCCTTTCTTTCTCTTTTCGCTCTCTTCGTTCTTTAGTTGATTCTAAGTACCTTTCTCTAGCACTCACTGTAAAGTCTCTATCTTCTGGCGAATTAAGAGTATCTGATCCACCATAATTGTAATTCAAGGTACTCCCTTTAGCCAATTCAGCCTGAGTTTTTTCAAATTCACTTTGACTTTTGTTGAGTTCTGTTGTTTTAACTTTAGCCTGTTCTAAAAAAAGTTGTAAGTTTTTCATGCCTTTACCACAGTTGCATTCTTAAACCCACCAGATTTGCCGTCTACATTGGCAATCTTTTCGTCCAATGGACCTCTAGTAGGAAAATTCTTTTTATCTGATATTTCATCAGACCATACACTATCACCAGTGTAGTATAATGTCTTTGAAGACTGAATCAAACATGGTTTAGTAAGATAGTAAGCCATTGGTGGAGGTGACAATATAATATATTTATCACCTCAATATATTATCAGGAGAAGAAGTGGTCAGGCACACTCAAATCTTCCACATATGTCTCAACATGTTCATCACCTTGAAGGTCAAGAATCTTTTCCCAATCTAGATTATGTGCATTGAAGTCATCCATGACATCAAGTTCCAAAGTAATTCTGAACTTTTGACGCTGAGGAAGATAAGTGGCAGACATGAGAACTCCTGAACTACCTATGAATCATATGTTATTTAGGGGCAGTTGTCAAGGTCTAGAGGCCACTGTTTCTTTTGGCACAAGCCCTCCTCACTGATTCACTTATCTTTCTTTTGTGTTCTTCACTAAACTTTCTACCCATATTGCCACCACCATTCCACTTACCTTTGGTCTTTTCACTTTTCTTTCTACTACTTTCTTCACTCATCTTTGTGCCAAGTTTCTTCTGTGATATCTTTTGTTTAGTTTCAGGTGTGTGTTTGCGACCCTTGAACGACACCATGGGTCTATTCTTAGCACTGTCGCTCAATTTCTTTCTAGTTTCTTCTGTTATAATTCTACGAGACACACCTTCACCACCATCAGTCAGGTTACGAAGAATACCTGTCCCAATGTCTTTACGACCCAGAACAGATATAATATAAATTTCGTGTCTATGTGCTTCTTCTTCTGTAAGATTTCTCTTCAAATATAATATCCTATTTGAGGGGGGAACATAAACATTGTGTTCTCTTTTTACGCGATTTCCTTTACCTTTGCCGATATAGTAGGGTGTGCCATCCTCACGCAGATAAGCATAGGTGTAGTATTCTTTCATAGTAGTTAGGGGTATAACTACTATATTTATATCATAAAGTGGGTCTTACGTCAAGTTTCATTACCCCTAACTACACTTGACTGCCCACACTCACATTGAGGATGTTCTCTGTTCGTTTTCTAATTACTGTCTGTGCACTATTACAATATTCATCTAATGTATCATATACTTTATCATCATAAGAATATTGTGTCATATAATCATAATATTTGAACTTTCTGAACATATTAATATCAGTCCACCTAGATGTTGTCCAAAAAACAATAGCTAATCGTTCTCCTTTGGTAACAGTATTGACACGATGACCAATTCCAGTCTCATATGTTATACCATGACCTGCTTTTGGTTTAAAAAATCGTTCTTTACCATCCAACCATAATACTAACTCACCACCATCATATTCATCAGGTTCATTAAGAAAGATTGTGGTAGAAAAATGTCCTAGATTATAATCATCAAAATGTGGTTTATAATATCCACCTGTAGGTGTTCTTGTACAATGTATAGATGAACTCTGTTTTGGTTCTGTAAACCTAGTAAATCTTTGATTGTTATCTACATGAGGCCAGAAAATATGACCAGGAAGTTCTTTTTTTGTTCCTTGATTTCTTTTCAGGTCATGTAGATTTCTATCACCAAGCCAATGTAAAGATTTTATTCCATCTTCCCATTCTTGATTTCTTATCCAATTATGAATTGTTATCAATGCGTCGGAATTAAGGAATTCATTCTCACAAAACCGACCAATAATATTAGGATCAATCTTTGATATAACCATTCTCAACCAACCATTCCCTTGTCATAGGCGTGGGAGAATAATCGGTCCACATTGTACCACGAGCACAGGATTCAAGTGCTAGTTGAGTCATACCTTCAGTTTTACCTGCCCAAGTTGCCTCTTTCTCCCATGGTTGTGCAGATACTGGATAAGTACGTTCTACCATTTCTTGCCACAACATAGGAACATCTTCCTCTGGTTTGATAATAGCAATCATGGAATTATCAATCGTTCCAGCCATACAATCCTGGGCTGCATGCCAACCTTCATGTCTCATCACAGACATAAGAGTACTAGGACGATGCATAAATGTTCGGTTCAAGAAGAAATTATTTCCTACTGTATGATATACACCACGGTGTCCAACAGGAAAATATTTTTCATCCGCAAGATATACTTGAACATCAATAAGAGTCAATGCATTCAAAATACGACTGAACTCTTCTGCAACTGGGTTCCAATCAGAGTCAGGATATTGTTGTACAAGATAATCAATACCCCAAACTGGTTCTACACCTTCAGTGCACTCTTCCAGTAACATACAACCCATTGAATCGTATGAAAATGGTTCAACTTCTGGTTGTGCAATTGCTGGTAATGTACCAAACATTATCAGACTTAATAGTAAAGCTTTAATCTTCATCGTAAATCGAATCTCTCTTTTTTATGTATTGTAACTTTTTCCAATCACGTTGATAACATAACAATAAAGTGTGGTACTTACAGTGTATATGATTACGAGTTACCGTACAATATGGTTTTGGTTTTGTACCAAGTTCAATCGTAATATATTCATCTTTACTGTCTCTATAATATACCCACCCTTCGTGAATACCTGCGGTTGTCTCCCATTTTACATAATCATTCACCTGTGGTACATAATCAGACATAATAATCACTCTTTTGTGGGGACACCGATAGAAGATAATGTTTCTTGTTGTTTAAAATATAGTTTGATATAACAACGTAACATATTTTTGATTTCTTTTATATCATCACAAGTATCAATATCTCTTGATGCCCTTTCATAGGCAAAAGACCTTGATGGAGTAGATAATGTTATTGTGTCTGGATTCATGAGAAGAATGCTGCCATGAGTGGATTGAGATTTAACTGCATAGCTGAGTATGGAGTTGTATCTAAAATATTTACTATTTTACCTGGTTTCTTATAGTTGACAGGAGCCATAAACACTCCTTTCTTTCTACAAAAGAAACCCCATACTGAACTTGGATGTTTTTCTGAACACCCAACAAAATCATAACCGATGTTTCTTATCCAGATACGTTTGACGGTCTTTGAATAATCATCGGTCCAATATTCATACCCCTGTGGAGGCTGATGTGGAAATTCCATCTTTTTCATAACTATAGAGTAGGTCAAGCATCCTTTGACGCCATTCCATCAATTCATCATAACATCCCTGATTGTATGCACAACCACGGAGACGAGTATCAGGTTTGATTACACTTTCAATCATAAGATTGAGTGCGTCTTTTTGTGAGTTAGTCATCGAAAACTTTACACATTGGAGAACCAGGATGATCATCACAGAATTTATCTAACACTTTGTCTTTGTGTCTTTCTGTAGGATCTGCAATCTTACCCTCTACTTTTGGATTCCATTCATCAGCTGAGTGGGTTTCATTCGTATGTAAGTCTACCTTATAGGCATTATACTTATCATTTGGGTCATAAAGGGGATCATTAACATCCCTTTGACGTGGTTGTGACATGATTACGTTAGGAAAGAGGTTACAACTTTAGATGGTAGTTCATCTAACAAAGAATATTTATCGGCCTTGTTGATATTCTGTCTTAATTCACTGAAATACTGAGAATTAAACTCACCATCTTCTTCAGTAATTAAGTCAAAACATTCTTCATCATTTTCTGCAATAACATTCCATACTCCACCATATTCTGATGTTGGAAACGGTACAAAATGGTCAACAACGTAAATAAATTTCATCAGTCTTGAGAATTACCTTAATAGTATAGATTAGTTACGAGAGATTGTCAAGTTGTCGTTGTAATTCATAATAGACTGAAATAAGTTTGAGATTCATGTAAGTTTCGTAGTCATTACCTTTGATTAGGTCAAGTGTAGTCTCAATTTGTTGCATTGCAAGAGTGAGTGTTTCTTTCTCATCCATCAGTGTTTTTAACCTTATCTACAAGATAGGCTGCAAACTCTTCCATCTTATCAGGATGAATAGCCTTGATGCCTACATCTTTGACAGCATTTTCAATACTTTCGATTTGTGTTTTGTTAAGTTTTTTACTGTTTGATGGTAGGCTCATGTGTTAATTCTCTGTCATATCTTTATCTAGTTGATTATACACTTTGAGTTCTGGTGTGACCACCCCTTCCCAACATTTCTTAAACTTCTCATCAAAGTTTTTAGTATAAACAGGAACAAATGCAACTAATGCGTGACTAATGTCTACAACATCTTGATGCCTACCATTATCTGATGCTTCTACCAGTTTATCTGATAGAAACTCAATAGTAGTAATGCGACTGAATGACTGTTCAAGGTCATTCATAAGTTCCCATGTCTTGTCGTAGTTACTCATTTGATTACTAGCCAGTTTTCGTCATTGATTTTGTTTATCCAGAAGTGGTACTTACCAGTAATAGATGAAAGAAACATTTGGTCTTCTGTCTCTTGTTCTACTCTACATGAATGAAGTTCATGCATCAAGTTCGAAAATCGATTTTTGCTCCGTTGGTTCTTCGGTTCTACAGTAACGAATTTAGTCTTCATAGGGTGTTTGACTGACTTTGTAAGTATAGACCATGTGGGGGGTCTGTGGGTGGTTTTGTAGACACTTGACAAACTGGTCTAGACCCCCTAGAATAGGTTTGTCCAGGTTGATAGATAAGTTATAGGTTCTTATTCATTAGAGTTCTTTTTACTCCTTCTCCTATTCTTCTTTTATGTTCTTCTGATAGTTTTTTACCTTTTTTTATTTCAGACATTCTTTTTTTAGTTTCTTCAGTATGTTTTCTTCCTTCAGATATTCTTCTTTTATGTTCTTCTGTAAGAGTTCTTCCTTTTAGACTATTAGTTCCTCTTTTACCTCGAAGTTTCATTTTATGTTCTTCTGATAGTTTTTTACCTAATAGACTATTTCTAATTTTCTCTTTAGTTTCATCAGAGTGTTTATAATCTTTCATTTTTTCTAACCAGTTCTTCACTTTTTCTTCACTTGGTTTTACTCCAAGTTTTTTCTGTCTCATTATTTCTTTAGTTTCTTCAGAGTGTGTTAGACCTAACACGCCACCCTTTTCTCCTCCTTCAGTTCTATTGTATAGAATACCTGTTCCATTATCTTTTCTACCTAGAACATGTATCATATACATTTCATGTTTTAGACTTTCTTCTTCTGTTAGATTAGTCTTCAGATACTTTCTTCTCTCCACAGGGGGTAACCCTACTGTGTGTCTTTTAGAATGTATCCTATTTTTAGTTCCTTTACCAATATAGTAGGGGGTTCCATCCTCCCTACAATACATGTAGGTGTAATAGTTATTCATAACATCTTATACTCGACAATACTATTTATAAGTGGTTGTCAAACAAAAACCCCCTAGAAGGGGGTTTTTCATCTATGTGTCGAGTATAGACATCAGTATTTATAGACCTTTTGTATATCTGTCAAGGTTCTGTTCTTCACTTAATTTTGCACACATTTCACATCTAGGTATACCTTTTAGGTGTTGTAGACAATGGTAAAGTTCGTGTAGGAGAGTTCTGGTGTATTCATTACCCTCAAGAGTTTCCTCTATTTGAATAATAAACTCATAATCACTCTCCCTCATCATCCACCCGCAGACCCCTTCATCCTTCAGAGACATATGAACCAATGTAAGGTCAATACTCCTATCAGGTAGGTATTCCATCATAAACCAATGAAACAACGGTCCTGGAGGGGCTGGAGGTTCTCTCACAGGGGATTTGACAACCTCTATTGAATGAACCATAGTATGTGTGTAACTGATAGAACTATATCATCCTCCCACAGAGAATGGTAGAACCATAGACACTTGACAAACTGGCTCATATAGGATCCCCTTATCAATTCTAGTACTTGTTTAATCTTGTAGCAGTGAGGACAATTATCTTTTGTGTAAAACTTTAAAATTCATAAATTAATCTCTGATTAAAAAATAATTTCCAATTACAAGACAATCTATATCAATACTTTCAAAAGTTTTGATAGCATCTTTTGGATTCTCTACAATTGGTTGACCATTATC